ATGAGGTTTACCACCGAGCCGATGATGGTGCTCGACTACGGCGTCTGGGATATCGACGGGAAGCCGGTCACCAATAAAGCGGGGGAACCAGCTGAGTACGTTCAGCTGCTGGACCTCGGCGCGGACGAGATCCACCGCTTCACGCTTCGCGACGTTCCGAATTCGGCGCGTCCTCAGGCGATGAGCTACGCCGTTGTGACCTGCGAGGCGCGTACGGCCCAGAAGGGCCGTGAGGACGGCTCTGTGACGTCGCGTCTCAAGGTGCAGGTGGTCGGGCTTGAGAAAGCCTCGGCTCCGGCGAGTACGCCTTCTGCGGCGTCTAAGTCCTAGCGGTGGGGGTCCGACATGGCATGGCCCGAGAGGGCGGTCAGGTTGTCCCTGTTTGCCTTGCTCGGCTGCTCGCTTGCGCTTTTTTCGGCGGCGGGTTCCGCGCGAGCTGACGAACCAACCGCCTACGCACCGCCGCTTGATCGAGCACTGGAGCCTGAACTCCCGGAAATGGCCCAGTGCTCGACGGCGGCGGTGCCGGCGATCGAAGAAGAAGAAGCCGAAGGCGAAGTCGAACCGATCGCCCCAGAGCTTCGTGAACTCGGCCACTTGCGGCTTGAGCAGCAGGAAGCCTGTAAAGCGCAGACAGATCGCCTCGATCGCATTGTTGAACGCCTCTGGTGGGTGACGGCTCAGACGTTGGCTCTTGACCGCTTCGACCCGGCCATCGCCGAAACGAACGAATGGCTCGAACACGCTGCCGATCGAGATGTAAAACGCAATGAAGACCTGCAGGTCATTCGCGACTCCTTGTCTGAGCCGGATATCAGCGCCTTGCGTGCAGTGTTTCTGGGCGGCTACGACGACAACAAACCGATCCCCGTGTCTGGCCTGGGCGGCGAAGGCGATCCGGCCGAGTCGGCTCAACTCGTTAGCTCGATCGAGTCAGCTGGTGAAGCGACTCAGATGGGCCTCTATTTGCTTGCAGGTCTCATGGTCGGCTTTTTTATGGGCTATCTCATCTGGAGGACGGTGAATAGTGGAACCTGATCGTCTTTTTTGGCTTCTTTTGTTTGCCGTTCTCGTCGCTGCGTTGGTCGTTTCGGTTGAGGTCTACGCCCTGGGGTCACTTTGCTGATGTTTCATCGAGGCGAAAAGGGCGCTGCTATCTGGGACGAGGGGGAGGGTCGCTTTGTCTCCGTCACGGTTCTTCGAGGCTTTGCCGACGCGCCTAACCGGCGGCTCTTCTTCGGTCCGCGTGGTCCGGAATATCGAGGCCGCCCGAGCTTCCTGCCGTTGGCTGAACTCAGGCGTCAAGACAACGGGCAGCGCATCCTGATTCACCCCGGCGGCGAGTTCTCGGAGGTTGAGGGTTGACGGCTCCTGCGCTCGGCTTCTTGGTCGCGGCGCTCGTCGCTCTTGTCGTCGTCTCGGTCTTTGAGGCCGCTCGCATCCTACGCTCGGCTTGCCAGTGGTTCTGGGATCGATCGGCCCTAGCCGATCGGGAGTCCTTCTCACCCAGCAGCCTCCCCGGCGAGGGGGTCGTTGATGCGCCACAACGGCAGCAGCCGAGCCTCTACGTCACCTCGCAGGGACGCCATCTCTCATCGCCTCCCCCTGCCTGTTTTGCCGCTGCCCTTGTGGCAGCGGTCGTGTTGTTCGCCGGCTTTTTGCCGGCGTCTGCCGTGGCGTATTGGCCCAGCGAACCGGGTCCTTACACCGAGGAGTGTGAAGACGTTCTTTCGGGCAATTTCGAAGGCGAAAAACCGAATCCCGAAATCGAAGAAGACGTGTTGCAGATGGAACAGTGTGAAATTGAAGCAAAAGAAGTTGAGGAAAACCCGCCAGAGCCTTTTGACCCCGGCCCGGACCTCGAATCCTTCGGCGCTGGCGTCGAAATATCGATCTTCACCGCCCTGTTCACGATCGGCAGCTTGCTCGTCGTGAATTGGATCGTAAAAACAATGCGGAGCAGCAGCTAGCGGTGCAGGCTCCGCGACTCAGAAGGGAGGTGCAAAGTGCACTCACTCAAGATGAAGGCCGGTTTGGTTTTCTCGGCGGTGATGTTGGTCGCCCTCGCGGTTGCTCAGACAGCCTCGGCGGCGATCACCATCGACGCCAAAGATTTCACCGAACCGGTGGAAACCGGCATGACGACGGCAGCGCCGATCGTCATTGCCTTCATCGCTGCAGTGTTCACGGTGACGTTTGTCATCAAGTGGATTCAGCGGCGAGCCAACTCCGCCAAGTAGTCGGCGCGGTCTTGGGCATCGCTTTGGTGGTCCTTGCGATCAGCTCAGCGATGCCCAAGACGGCTGATGCCTTGGTGTTTCCTGGTGAAAGCCTCGTTCTCAACCCCGCCAAAACGGACCTCACGGGCCCGGCAAAAACAATCCTCACCAACCCGACTTTTCTGCCTCAGAAGGTTGGTGCGGCCACGGCGGCCGGGGGGGTTGCTGAGGGGTCGATGACTGCAGCTGTGGCGGAGGGCGCGGGGTTCTTCCCGATCCTGAGCAGTGCCTTTCTGGCGTTTGGTGCCGGCGCCGGTGTCGGTTCCTACATCTGCAACGCGGTGCTCAACCTCGAAGGGTGCTGGGGCTTCTCCGCTGATTCGGCGGATCCGGTGGAGGTGGGCAGCCTTACCTGGGTGTTTTTTCGCAACCCGACCAAAGCTGGTCCTGGGGGCCACGAAATCGATCTTCCCGGCTACACCTGGGTCTATGGCGATTCGACGCTCGGCATCTACTACGGCGCTTGGAATCAGACTTCGACCACCTGTCTGAATTCGTCGGTGTCGACGGCGTCGGTGATCACTGACACGGGTGCGACCTCAACCTGCGAAACCGGGGAAAAAGAGGTCCGCGCGCTGCGGGTGGCTCAACGGCATGCGATGAGCAACCGGGACCTTGTCGGCATGACAAAAGGCGAAGCGGCTGGCAGCGGCTTCACGAACAAGACGGGCACCAAACTTTATTGCCCGTCGGAATCCCCCACGACCTGTGTGGCGTCGCCGTCGTCGGACTGGTCGGAACGCTTTGCGAAAGGCCTCCAAAATGGATCCTCGGGTGCTAGCGCAGGCACGCGAGCCAACCTCGGTCAGGCCATCGCGCATGGCATAGCGCCTACGGAAGTCAGCGATCCCTATGCCTTGACGGTGACGATTCCCGACTGCGACGGCCTCACCTGGGGGGCTTGTAAATCGCTGCTCGAAGGTGTCGACCTTGTGCCTGAATTGGACCGGCTTACCTGGTCGACGGCGGATCTCGACATACCACCGGACACCGTGGTCGAGCTATCCCCTGACTCGGGTAACGAACTCGAAAAAGGCAAAACGGTCGTCGTCACGGTCAACCCCGAGGAAGGCGATATGCCTCTTGTGCTTCCGATGCCCGAACCGGGGGAGACGTACAGCCACTACGCCGCTCGCCTCAGCCCTGGCCTTTCGCCCAGTCGCGTCGACGTCGGCGAAGCCTTCGTAGACCCGTCGCTTGGACCCAACGCGGTCGTTCGCACGGTTCCTGAGCCGGGCACCCGTTTTGACCCTTCGACCAGTCACGACATCGACGTGCAGACTAACCCCGGCGACGCGCCTATTCCCTCAGCAGCGTGGGTGCCGCCGGGCATCCCCGCGATCGATATGTCGCCGCTGTCGGGGATTCCCAGCCCCTGCAGTGTCTTCCCCTTTGGCCTCTTTTGCTGGGTCGGCGAAGCCCTTGCCCAGTTCAACACGGCGGGTGTCTGCCCTGGCTTCTCTGCGCCTGTCGCTGACACCGGTTCTGATTTCGACGTGAGCCTCTGCGGTGAAACTGCCGACACGATTCTTGGCTACCTGAGGCCAGCTCTTCTTCTGGCGTTCATCGTCGGCTGCGGCTTCATGTTCGCGAGGGGGACGAAGGCGATCGGTGATGACTGATGCTCAGCTTGTTGAGCGACATTCTGCACGGGATTCTCGACATCCCGTTCCTCATCGTGTCGCTCTTGGTCGAAGCGATCAACGGCTGGATAATGATCCTCTCCTTGGTGCTTGCAGCGGCCCTGGCGATCTTGCCCGGTTTCCCGGAAGTGCCCACCTTGGACGGCGACGTGATTTCCGGTGTGGCCTGGTTCTTGCCGATCGGCCCGATGCTGGCGATCTTCACGACGTTCGTGGCCGCTTGGGTGCTGTGGATGGCCGTTTCGGTGATCCTCCGGTGGGTGAAGGCGCTGTGAAGCGCTTGTGGTCAAGGGCGCTGGATCAACACCCCTTGTGGTGGTTCGCGTACGGCGCGGCGCTAGCTCGGATCTCAGACGCTCTCTGGCCGGGGTGGGGTGCATGAGGGCGCAGCGCTGGCGTGACGGCCTAGCCGGCTTCTTTGGCCGGCGGCTCTACAGCTTCACCGTGACGATCGGTGTCTTCGTCTTGGTCGGCCTTGCCGCGAGGGTGGCCGGATCGTGAGGTGGGTGCTCGTCATTGTTGTGGCCGCGTTGCTCGGGTCTCTGGCCTTCGATTTGACTGGCTCGTCGGAGATCGCCTACATCGTCCGCTCGATTGCGCGGGGGCTCGGGTGAGCTGGGAATACATCGCTGGCTTCGCCTTGCTCAGCGTCGTTCTCGCGATTTGCGTTTGGTCGGCAGGGGTTCTTGGGTGATTCGCCTCGTCACGGGCCCACTCGGTACCGGCAAGAGCTACTACGGCGTCAGGAAGGCCGCCCAGGCCATGCGCGAGGGCAAGTTGGTCGCGACCAACTTCGATATGACGTCCGATTGGGTCGATCGCGTCGTCAGGCACGGACGGCTTTTCAAGCGCAGCCGCAAGCTGGATGAGCGCGTCGAGCGTTTCTCCAAGCGCTATATCCGCCTGACGACGATGCAGGAACTGATGAGCCTTCGGGTTAAGCCCGAAGCGCCCTGGGCGCGCGAGATCGCGCCTGGCAAGTGGCAAATCAAGGAAGGCTCCTTGGTCGTCGTTCTTGACGAGTCGCATCGCTGGATGAACGCGCGCAGCTGGTCCAGAGAGGGCCGCGAAGAACTTCTCGAGTTCTTCGCCCTGGCGCGCAAGCTCGGCATGGAGGTCTATTTGATCGCCCAGCGAGCCGAGAACCTCGACGTGCAGGTCCGCGAACTTTTCGAGGACCACATCAAGCTCAACAACCTGCGTCGCTCGGCGCGCATGCTTGGCATCCCGGTCATCCCCTTCAACTTCTTCATCGCCGGTTGGCGCAATCACGCCTACCCCGACGAGGTGATCAAGACAGAGCGCTACCGGCTCGGCTGGGAGAAGGACCTCTACGACACAATGGACACCCTCAGTTTCACCGAGGGGCACAAGGCCGAGGACTCGGCGCTTTGGCTTCCGCGCCCGGATGACGACGAGCAGGATGACGGACCCGCTGCGCCGGGCGCGGCGCCAGCCGCGTCGGCGCTTGGCCCGCCCTCGGCTCCCGACGCCGGGACGGTGCCAAGTGTCGACCCCGGCCATCGTCCCCCGGCCCCTGACCCTGCCCTGTGA